GCTGCAACAGACCAACTTCCAAGGCTCGATGTGGTCGCGTTCGATGGCGGCGCGGTTCCCGGCCGATTGGCGAGAGTCCACCAAGACGGAGTTGAGCGGCACGGTTCAGGTTGGGCGCATCGAGCGCACCCTAGTCAAGCCGGAGTCAAAGTGACTGCCCCTCTTTTGGTTAGCCCGGAAGTGGAGGCGCTGCTTTTCGCAGTGTTCGGAGAACGGGTCAGCGGCCTTGAGCCTGCGTGAGAACGCTAAGGCTTGAGACGGCCGCCGTCTTCGAGCCGCTGCTCCAGCCAAGCCGGTACAAAGGGGCGCACGGCGGGCGAGGGTCTGGCAAGAGCCACTTCTTCGCCGAAAAGCTGATCGAGGACTGCATGGCCGAGCCCGGTGAATCCGGGGAAGGGATGCGGGCTGTCTGCATCCGTGAGGTGCAGAAGGATCTCGCCCAATCCTCAAAGTTGCTGATCGAGACCAAGCTCCAAAGGCACGGCCTCGGCGAGTCGGACGGGTTCAAGGTCTTCCGCGACGTGATTCAGACCCCGCACGACGGGCTGATGATCTTCAAGGGGATGAACGACTACACCGCAGACTCGATCAAGTCGCTGGAGGGGTTCAAAAGGGCGTGGTGGGAGGAAGCGCAGACAGCTACGGCTCATAGCCTGAACCTGCTGCGGCCGACGCTGCGGGCGACCGGCTCGGAGCTGTGGTTCTCGTGGAACCCCCGCCGGAATACCGACCCGGTGGACGTGATGCTGCGGGGGCCTGAGAAGCCTACCGGAGCGGTTGTCATCAAGGCCAACTGGCGCGACAACCCTTGGTTCACGGCTGAACTGGAGCAGGAGCGCACCGACTGCCTGCGCATGCAGCCCGACCAGTACGACCACATATGGGAGGGTGGATACGTCACCGTCGTAGAGGGCGCGTACTACGCCAAGCACCTGACCCAAGCGAGGGCGCAGGGCAGGATCGGCAGGGTTTCACAAGACCCGTTGATGGCTGTGCGGGCGTTCATCGACATCGGTGGCACCGGAGCGAAGGCCGACGCCTTTGCGATGTGGATCGCGCAGTTCGTCGGTCACGAAATCAGGGTGCTCGACTACTACGAGGCAGTCGGACAACCGCTAGCTGCGCACCTTGCATGGATGCGCGAGCGCGGCTGGCAGAAGGCGCAAATCTGGCTACCGCACGACGGGGCGACGCACGACAAGGTGCATCAGACCAGCTACGAATCCGCCCTGCGGGAAGCCGGTTACACCGCCCGGGTAGTGCCGAACCAAGGCGCCGGAGCCGCAAAGGCCCGCATCGAAGCCGCGAGACGGCTGTTCCCGTCGATGTGGTTCAACGAAGCCACGACCAAGCCAGGGCTGGATGCCTTGGGTTGGTATCACGAGAAGAAGGACGAGGTTCGCCAGATCGGCCTCGGCCCTGAGCACGACTGGTCGAGCCACGGCGCTGACGCTTTTGGCTTGATGTGCGTTGCTTACGAACCGCCGACGCAGAAGTCGGCCCCCATCAAGTACCCCAATCTAGGACTGCCCGGAAGACGATGAGCCTTGCATTCGTGGCCCGCCTCGCTGAACAGCAAAAGCAGATCGAGGCGCTAGGCCGAGCCTTGGCCGAGCTTCAGGCGGCGCTCAAGGCGATGCAGGACAAGCGGCCGGTGCTGACGGTGCCGAAGAAGTGAACAAGGCCGCCCGCGTCGAGTCCCTGCTGAACGCCATCGAGGCCGCCGAAGGCGAGTCCTACGGCTACGAGAACGACGGCTCGCTGTCGTCCGAACGGGCGGCTGCGCTCGACGCTTACTACGGCAAGAACACGTCCCCAGCCCCGGAAGGGAACAGCCAGGTCGTCAGCCGCGACCTGTTCGATACCGTCGAGACCATCGCGCCCTCTCTGGTCCGCATCTTCGCCGGCTCTGGTGATGAGGTGGTCAAGTTCGAGCCCATCGGCCCGGAGGACGAGGAACAGGCCCGGCAAGAGACCCTGTACGTCAACCACGTCATCACCGAGCGCAACAACTGGCAGCAGGTATTCCACGATTGGGCGAAAGACGCCCTGCTGACGAAGAACGCCTACTGCTTGGCGTATTGGGACGACTCCAAGCAGGTCGAGTACGAGACCTACGCCCGGCAGTCCGACGACGCCTTCGCCCTGCTCATGCAGGACGACGGGATCGAGGTGCTGGAGCACTCCGCGGAGCCCGACGAAGAAGCCGCCGCGCAGCAGGAGCAGCAGTGGCAACAGGCCGCGATGCAGTGGCAGCAGATGGCTATGCAGGCTCAGGAGCAGGGTCAACCCATCCCCCCTGAGCCTCAGCGCCAGCCTCCGCCGATGCTGCACGCGGTCAAGATCAGGCGAACGAACGAGTCCGGCAGGGTCTGTCTGAAGGTTCTTCCTCCCGAGCGGTGTCTAGTCCACCAATCGACGCCGGACTACACCCTCAAAGACTGCGACTTCTTCCAGTATTGGGACGAAGTCAGCATCTCGTCCCTGCGCAAGATGGGCTTCGACATCGAAGACGACATCGACGCCGACAGCACGGGGCGAGGGGAGAGCGAGGAAGACGCCGCGCGCGATCTGTACGGCGAGGAACGTCAGGACGGCTGGGAGCCGGCCATGCGCAAGGTCCGGGCGCGCATGTGCTGGATCAAGCACGACTACGACGGGGATGGAATCTCCGAGCTGCAGTACGTCATGGTCGTTGGCCGGACGATGCTCTACCGCGAGGAATGCAACCGCATCCCGGTCGGGTCAATCGTCGCGACGCCTGTCCCACACCGTCACATCGGCGTGTCGATGGCCGATGTGGTCACGGACATCCAGGAGACGAAGACCGCGATTCTCAGGCAGGGCATCGACAACCTGTTCCACGCGAACAACCCGCGGCTGTTCCTGAACGAGGGGCGGGTCAACCTCGACGACGCACTGGTGAGCCGGCCCGGCGGCGTGATTCGCGGCGTCCAAGGCGAGGCAGCGGTGTTCGGTCAGGACATCGCCCCGATCGTCATCCCGAACATCTTCCCTCAAGCTGTCCAGGGTCTCGACTACATGGATCAGGTGCGCGAAAACCGCACCGGGGCCAATCGGTACTTCACCGGGACGGACCAGAACGCGCTGAACAAGACCGCCTCCGGGATTGCTCAGTTGACGGGCATGGCCGCGCAGCGGGTCGAGCAGATCGCCCGGATGATCGCTCCGTCCGTCGAGTACCTGTTCGGGGTGGTCCACGAACTGATCCTCAAGCACGGCCACAAGTCCGAAGTCGTCAGGCTGGCCGGCAGTTGGACGACGGTCGATCCTTCACAGTGGCGCAAGCGCCGCGACATGAAGTGCTCGGTCGGGTTGGGGTCTGGCAACAAGGAAGTGGTCATGGGGCAGCTCATGACCATCTTCCAGGCGCAGATGGCTGTGATGCCGCTCGGGATCGTCGACGGCGCTCTCATCAAGAACACCCTGACCGAGATGGTCAAGGCCGCCTCCCTAGCGAATCCGGCGCTGTTCTTCAAGGACGGCGAGCCAACTCCGCCACCGCCTGACCCTCAGATGGTCAAGGTGCAAGCGGACATCGAGAAGTCGAAGGCCGACTTCGAGCTGGAGCAGCAGAGACTCCAAGCAGACCTGCAAAAGCAGCAGGCCGAGCTAGAGATCGCCCGCGAGAAGGGCGAAGTCGAGATCGCGCTGAAGGTCAAGGAAATGCAGCTTCGCGAGCTGGAGCTTCAGTTCAAGGAGCGCGAGCTTGCCCTGAAGGAACGCGAACTCGGCATCAAGGCTCAAGCCGCGGAAATCGACGCCGCGATCAAGGTCGAGACCACCAAGCACCAGATGACCAAGGACGCGGTGGACTCCGACCGCGAGGAGCGTCGCTTGGGGCTGGAAAGCCAGCACCGCGAGCGCGAAACGGCCCTCACCGCAGGCGCTCAGGAGCGCGAGTTTCAGTTGAAGGAGCGCGAATCGCAGCTCAAGGCCCGCGACTCCGAGAACCAGGGCAAGCGCGAAGACCGCAAAGTCTCCATCGAGGAAAAGAAGGCAGAACGCGAGGCCAAGCAAGAGGCCAGCAAGGCCAAGGAAACCTCGCAGGACATCGAAGCCACGCTCGCGAAGGTCTTGGAGGGCTCCAAGACCGTATCCATCGAGCGCATCAAGGACGCCAACGGCAAGCTGGTCGGCGCCCGCAGAACGCTCGCCAACGGCAAGACCGAGGAAGTGCCAATCGCATGAACGACATCGACGCCATGCGCGATGAACTGCGTGCGAGACACGAGCGCGAGCGCGTCGCCCGACTTCGTGCGTACAACCAGAACGACGTGACGGTCCGTTTGTCTGGTGTCGCGCTGAAGCCGTTTCAGTTCGACCTCAATCGGGGCGGCAGCGGGTTGACGCGCGACGGCAAATTCCGCCTGACCGTTCAGGCCAATCACAAGGAATCGCATGAGTGAACCGCTGATCTACACCGCCCGGGGAAACCTGCCGGTGTCGTCGCTGCGCTACGAACACGTCTGGGAAGACACCCCGGACGCGCTGTTTTTCAAGGAATTCTGGTTCGCCGAGGACGGCGAGCTGGTCAAGAACAACTGCCACGGCCTCGCCAAGAAGCAGTTGACCATCGGCGGCGAGCAGGCCGCAATGTAAGGGGCCTGCCCCTCAACCGCAGCCGCCTTTGGGCGGCTTTTCTTTTGTAGGAGCCATCCTTGGCCAATTCCCAAGCCATCTGCACGGTCTTCAAAGTCAACCTGCTGAAGGGCAACCATGCCCTGGGCACCAGTTCAGCGACCAGCCGCAGCCCGACGAAGGACACCGTGAAGGCGGCGCTGTACCTCGCCTCGGCGACAAAGGATGCCGGGACGACGAACTACAACACGACTGGCGAAGTCTCTGGGACGAACTACACGGCAGGCGGCGTGACCGTGACGAACGGCACCGAGCCAGCAAACACCGGCACAACGGCGCACTGGACGCCTTCAGCGTCGATCGTCTACACAACGGTCACGCTGTCGACGGCGTTCGATGCGGTGTTGCTGTACAACAGCTCGACGCCGGCCACCGACAACGCTATCGCTGTCTACACCTTCGGCTCGCAGACGATCACCGCCGGCACGTTCACCCTGACGATGCCGACCAACGACGGCACGACCGGCCTGCTGCGCCTCGCCTGAAGGGTAGTTCGTGCCCGGTGGTCTTGGGTTTACCAGCGGGTACGGCTCGCCCGGAAACGAGCGACAGGTCGCGCTCACGGGCGCTCAGTCAGCGAGCCAAGCAGGGTTCCTAGCGACCATCATCCTTGACGGCGCGGCGGCGACCTTCGGGTTGACCGCGCCGGGCAAGGAAATGACCGTGCGCTTGCGCGCCCGCAAGGTCGGCGGCGGTACGGCGACATTCCAGTTGACCGGGCTGCAGTCGGACTTGGCCACGCAGGCGCTGCCGGCGGGAATCAGCTACACGCCGTTGGGACAGGCTGGCAGCGCGGCTTACGGCTCGCTCGGCAAAGGCTCGGCCCGCCTGATGACCGGGGAGCGTGCGACTGCAGAGGGCGGATTGATGACCGCCAGCGGCGGCGCGGTTTCCACGCTCGACAACGACTGGATCGCCAGGTCGACGGCTGCGGGGGTGTTCTCAGCAGAACAGCTTTCGGATTCCTCCCGCGTGGCCCTGAACTCAGGGGCGGGCGGTGCCAATGCGGCTGGATACGTGTGGACGCAGCCGCAGAACGTCTCGTTTGACACGACGATCAAGCGGTCAGGCTCCGGCTCCGTTCGCATCACCATCCCGGCCAGTTCCGGCGCCGATCCGGGCTCCTTGCATCTGCCGACAGGTCAATTGCGCGGCAACGGCACGACGACTTACTACCAGTTCTCGATCTACACGCCGGAAGCGTTCCTTCGCTACAAGCCGACGCACAGCAACGGCTCGGGCGGCTGGAAGTCGATGATCGCATCGCACACCAGCGGGTCGAATCAGACGAATGAGGTCGTCGTGCAGGACATCGACCGGCGGGGTGTGCCGCAGGTCTATTGGCAGGACGGCACTCAGTTCGTTGCTGGTGCGGTCAGTGCCAACACGCCATGCAACCCAGGCAATTTCGAGTTCAACAACGCGGTTGATCGTGGGGCTCCTGCCACGATCACGACGTGTGACCAGTACGAAAGCCGCTACGGCCTGCTGTACGACAACCCGAGCCATCCTGGGGGCACGAACAGCGCGCCGGCCGGCAGCGACTCTTTCGCCGCAGGTTTCCCCTACGCAAAGGCGCTGATCGCCGCGCCGACGTGGAAGATCAACGGCTGGAACACGATTCTTTTGCGGGTGACGATAGGCACGCTCGGCACGGCAAGCTCGACGATCGAGATGTGGCACGCGCAAACCGGCAGCGCGTACACGAAGCTGTGCAGCCTGACCAATGTCCTCCTAGGCACAGCGAACGGCGGCCACAACTGCGTGTGGCTGCTTCCTTACGAGACGGCCAGGAACCCGAACTCTGTACCGCAGGACACCTTCGTCTGCTACGCCGAGTCGATCGCCTCGACGCAGTTCATCAACGCTCCAGCGGTAGCCGACACCTGGACTCCGCCGTACAGCCTGCCGACGAGCGCTGGCCAAGTGGTCGCGATCGGCACGAACACGTCGGACTCGATTGCGCCGAACAACGTCCCCGCCGGCATCGGCAGCATGTCGGCGACGCAGTGGAACTACGCGCTGTTCGACTCGTGGAACGGGGCCGCGCTAATCGAGGACTACTCCCGTGGTGGCGGTATTGTCATCGCAGGTTCCGGCGCTCACGGCGCCCCGCGAAACGTCGGCGCGGCGATCTTCGACCTCGCCGACGCGACGTGGAAACGTCTGGACCCGACGACTGGCGGCACGTACAGCGGCACGGACTACACCGTAGCCGAGACCACCGGCTCTCCGTACTACGAAGTCGCAGGCGGTACCGGAACCCCGGCGCCTGGGCACACCTACCAGCTTTTGTGCCCGTGGCCGGCGAACGCTGGCGGTGGGGTAAAGGGCTCGGTCCTTCGCGTTGTCGGCGCGGCGATGTGCCAGGAGTCTGTCACCACCGCTGCTGCGCATGCGATGTCCCTGTCGACGGGGAAATGGTCGCGGCCTACGGGGACGACGCTTTCCGATCGGGCGGGGGCTCAGTCCTCGGCGGAATGGGATCCGGGCCGTCGTCGTTGGTGGTACATGCCGGATGGGGTTTCGGCGTACTCGAACATCCAGTACATCGACGCCGAGACGATGACGTGGCAGACCTCGGCGAACTACCCGTCGCATGTCTCAACGGGCGCAATCACGCTGTACGGCACGGACTACCTGGTCGGCCTGAGAAGTGTGGGCGGCACGAAGTCGTGGCACGTCCTCGACTTGAACAACATCACCGCCGGTTGGGTGCTGCCCACGGTATCAGGTTCACCTGGGACGGATTACGACGCGGCCTGGGTCTATCACCCCGGTACCGGCAAGCTGTACCAGATGTCGGCGACCGGGGGGGCGACGCTTCGCAGGATGACGCCGCCGGCAAACCCGATCACCGGGACGTGGGTGGCGGACACGATCACCCTTGGTAGTTCACTGCCGGCGCTGTGGACGCAATCGACGGTGAAGCCGGGCTACAAGTGGATGTTCTACGCGCCTGCGCTTGGGTGTCTTGTCTACATCGCCGGCGGCGCTGGTGGCGTGCGGCTCATCAAACCGGAATAGCGAATGCCACGCTCACAGGTCGCCTCTGACAACTTCAACCGGGAGTCCCTCGGGACGACGGACTGGACGCAGCTCAATAGCGGCTTCTGCCTCATGCAGATCCGCTCAAGCACTTTGCTTGAGACGAGTCACGAGCAAAGTCTCGACGGCGCTGGCGCCGCGCGGTGGGTTGGGGCAGGCACGTTCTCGAACGACCAGTACGCAGAGTTGAAGATCAACACTCTGCCGGCCCTCACGACGAACTCGTTCATCGGTGTCATCTGTCGCGCGTCGGCCGACACCGACGCCAACCGCGACTATTACTTCGCGGTGGTTTCCTCCGATGGCTCGGGGCCGAATTACACCACCGTACTCGGCAAGGTCGTCAACGGTACCCGCACGACACTCTATTCCGCGACGAATGCGTGGGCTGTCAATGATCTGATCTCACTCGAAGTCGAAGGATCGACCCTGCGGCTGTGCAAGAACGGCACCGCGCTCGGTGGGTCGTTCACGCAGACCGACACTGCGCTGACGACCGGCAAACCAGGGATAACGGGCAGCGGGGTCGCCACCACCGGCCCTTCGGGTGACGATTGGACGGCCGGCGACATGACAACCGGCACGAACGTTGCCCTGTCCGGCTCTGCCTCAACCGGCGGCCACCAAGCGCCGTCGCCTGGCCACTCGATCGGGCTTTGAGTGGCTGTCACTTGGGGCGCAACCGGCACCGCTGGCACCGGGACAACCAGTTGCACTCCTGCGTACCCGACCGGGATCAGCTCGACGACGAGCGAGCTGTTCTGCATCGTCGCCGGGCGGTCGAGTGTCGCGGATACGGTCATCTCCGGGCCGACAGGATGGACGAGCCTCGGCCAGCTTGAAGGCGGGACAGGAACCTACGGAGTAGACACCGGCACCCGCCGGATCGCGTTCTTTCGCAAGGACACCGTCGCCGGCTCGGAGACCGGGACTGAGACCTTCTCGTTCTCGGCTGGCACAGCATCGAGCACGATCAGCGCGCAGATTTTCCGGGTCGTCAAGACTTCGGGCTACACGGTCAGCGCGCAGTTCGCATCCGGTGCGGACACGACGAACGACACGAGCTACAGCGTCACGTCGTCGTCTTCGTT